ATCATTTAGAAATAATATGACTAACTTTGGTATACTAATGGAAATCAAAGGTATAGATGATCCATTTGTTTGGTCTAGAGATGCAGTTAAAAACTTACAAATAGATAATACAGGTACATATTATAGTCCAACACGCATACCATCTACAACTTCTGAAGGTAATAATGTATCAGCAATACAAGTAGATAGTTTAGATGGTTTACATCATTCATTAGGTGAATATGCTCAATACATTGTTGATTTTATTGAAGATATGAAAAAAGTATTCCCATCACTTAAAGATGATTGGGGTGTCTATATGCCGGAAGTAAAGTATTTATCTCCGGAACCACTCGTTGATTACACTAATTTATCATTAAACTCATACCCCGATGTACACTTTGTAGGCGATGCGTTAAGTGCACGTGGTATAACGGTTAGTGGGGCACAAGGAACATATGTAGCAGAGCATTTATTAAAATGTTTGGATACCTCAAATATTTAACGTATATTTAAGTATAATTTAAAAATATGAAAAAAACAGATACAGGATTTAGTTATAGAGAGTTTAAAACCCCTGAAGGTGATATTATTAAAACATTTGATAATAAGCTCCATGATTGGGATGGGCCCGCTATAGTTAGAGCTGATGGTACTAAAGAATATTATCTTTATGGTAGACAACTTTCACTATATGATTGGAAGGAAACACAAAGAGATAGAATAGGTTTACCACCTGCAAAAAATCCATTATTTAAAGCTTCTTTCCAATAATATGAGAATAGGATTAACAGGTACAATGAGTGTAGGTAAAACTACACTCGTAGAAGCACTTAAAAAATCAGATAAATTTAAACANTATAAATTTGCTACTGAACGNTCTAAATATTTAAATGATTTAGGTATACCACTTAATACAGATTCTACTTTAAAAGGGCAAACTGTATTTTTAGCTGAACGTTGTGCTGAGTTATTAAATAAAAATGTTATTACTGATAGGACTGTAATAGATGTTATGGCATTTACTCAAAAAGCTAATTCCATTGAATTTAAAGATAAAAAGTTATTTGAGGATTATGCTAAACGATTTATTAGTGAATATGATTATGTTCTTTATATCCCAATGGAAGGTGTTGAACTAGAAGATAATGGAGTACGTTGTATAGATGAAGATTATAGGAATGAAATAGATTTTGCTATTAAACAAGTAATTAAGTTTTATGGTACAGAAGCTAAGAATGTAATTTCAATACCTCCACGTTTAACAGTTGAGGAAAGGGTAGCATTTATTGAGGGGAACACACCTACTATATATTTATAATAAACTCATTCGAAATGAAAGCATCAGTATTAAAATCATATATCCGAGAGCAAATTCTATCAGATTTATCAACATCTTCAGTTGATGAAGCTAGTGAAGAGGAAGTTGAAAATCAAAAAGATTTAAATAGGGAACTTGAAAAAACAGCTCAATTAAAATCTCAAATTTCCGAAAAAAATGATTCTATGGACTTTCCTAAAGAATTATTGTCACGTAATAGAGATATTATCTTTAGATTAGTTAAAGTAGGAAGTGATAGAGCTAAGTATGAGTTAATTAATAAAGAAACAGGCGAACCACATGAACTAGGGTTTAGATTTTTTCAATCTGTAGGTGAATTAGAAAGAGATGCAAATAATATTATAATTCCATCAGGTGGTACACAATCTTCTCAATTTGAATCTGCTTTAAATGAGGAAGAGGATGAAGACGATAAAAAAGCAGTAGCTGCTGCTAAAGCTTCAAAAGGTAAGTTTAAAAAACTTGACTTAGCTGTTAAGGCACTTAAAGATATTACTACTGAAATGAAGTCATTAGCTAAAAAATATAGTGCTGCTGATGAAACCGAGAAAGAGAAAATTAAAGATACTTTAAAATCAAAAACATCTAAAAAGAAAGAACTAGAATCTTTAGTTGATAAATTAGAGAAAGATGTCGTTTAAAAAGAATATTTTTAGTATCCTATCTTTAGTTATAGTAATTAGTTTATCATGTTGGTTATTTTTCTCACCAGAAGATACAAGTTATGTAGAAGATTATAATAATAAAATAGAAGTTTTAAAATTGAAAATTGATTCATTACATTCAATAAATGGTGGGTTAATAGTTAAAATAGATACTTTAAATCAAGAAATAAGTAAATTAGACTCTCAAATTGGTTTAAAGGATAGTAAAATTAATACTTTAAAAAACACAATAAATGAAAAAGTTACCGCTGTTGATACTTTTAGTAATAGTGAGCTTGAAATGTTTTTCGCAAATAGATACAACAAAGATATCTTTAGAGGAACCGATAGTACGTCTCATAATTAAAGACCTTATTGAAGGTGATGGNGTTAAAAAAGAATTATCTNTTACTTTAGAAAAAGTTTTACTTTTAGACCAAAAAATAGTTTTGAAAGATAGTATTATAAGTACCAATGTTCAACAAATAGATAATTATAATTCTATCATCTCATCTAAATCTGAACAAGTTAAAATTTCCCAAGAATTGACTAGTAAATTAGAAAATGATTTACAAAAACAAAAACGCAAAAATAAAATAACTATTGCCGCTAGTATAGCAGCTATTGTGCTTATATTATTAGCTGGAAATTAAAAAATGTCAGACTTAAAACAAGTAATAAGACAAGAATACCTTAAATGTGCACAAGACCCAGCACATTTTATGAAAAAATATTGTTATATTCAACACCCACAACGTGGACGCATTCAATTTAATTTATACCCATTTCAAGAAAAAGTATTAACCTTATTTAGAGACAATCCATATTCAATTGTATTAAAGTCTAGACAGTTAGGAATATCTACTTTGGGAGCGGGTTATTCATTATGGTTAATGACATTCCATAAAGATAAAAATATACTTTGTATAGCAACAAAACAGGAAACTGCTAAAAACATGGTTACTAAGGTAAAGTTTATGTATGAAAACTTACCTTCATGGCTTAAGATTGATGCTGCTGAAAATAATAAGTTAAATCTTAGATTATCAAATGGATCCCAAATAAAAGCTACTTCTGCATCTAGTGATGCTGGTAGATCTGAAGCCGTATCTTTACTATTAATTGATGAGGCTGCTTTTATTGATAATATTGGAGAAATATGGGCTTCAGCTCAACAAACCCTAGCTACAGGTGGTGGGTGTATAGCTTTATCTACACCTTATGGTACAGGTAATTGGTTTCATCAAACATGGACAAGAGCAGAATCATCTCAAAACGATTTTTTACCTATAAAGTTACCATGGTATGTTCATCCCGAAAGAGATGAGGCATGGAGAAAAAAACAAGATGAATTATTAGGAGATCCTAGAATGGCAGCACAAGAATGTGATTGTGATTTTAGTACATCAGGAGATGTAGTATTTTACCCTGAATACTTAGAATATTATGAAAAATCATTTATTAAAGATCCTTTAGAAAGGAGGGGCGCCGATCAAAATTTATGGGTATGGGAAACAGCAGACTATAGTAGAGACTACATGGTATTAGCTGATGTATCTAGAGGTGACAGTAAAGATTATTCAGCATTCCATGTTATGGATACAGAAAATAATGTCCAAGTAGCTGAATATAAAGGACAAATAGGCACTAAAGAGTATGGTCATTTATTAGTAGGCATAGCTACTGAATATAATGAAGCTTTATTAGTAATAGAAAATGCAAATATAGGGTGGGCTACTATCCAAACTGTACTAGATAGAAATTATAATAACGTTTATTATTCACAAAAAAGTGAATATTCAAATGTTAATTCATATTTTGACAAATACCAAGACCACTCTAAAATGGTTCCTGGTTTTACTATGTCCTCAAAAACCCGACCTATGGTTATAGGTAAGTTTCAAGAATATTTAAGCGATAAGGGGGTAACAATACAATCTAAGAGGCTAATAGAAGAAATGAAAACTTTTATTTGGAAAAATGGTAGACCCGAAGCTCAAACAGGTTACAATGATGATTTAGTAATGTCATTTGGGATAGGAATGTATGTTAGAGACACTGCATTAAAAAATAACCAAAGAGGAATAGATTTAACAAAACAAGCATTACAAAACATGAAAGTTAATAGAACACCATACCAAGGAGGCTATGGATCTAATACTTCAGTACCCAATCCTTACAAAATAGATACTGCAGAGGGTACAGAGGACATTAGATGGCTTTTAGATTAATATTTATAACAATAATTACATACAAAAATGGCTGACAAAAGCGTATTTACAAGATTAAAAAAACTATTTTCTACGGATGTAGTCATCCGTAACGTTGGAGGTAACCAAATAAAAACAGTTGATTCAGGTCACATTCAATCTAGTGGTGAATATGAAACTAATGGGTTAATAGACAGATTTAATAGGGTATATTCTACAATGCCCACTTCTTTGTTAGGAGCACAATTTAATCTTAACTATCAATATTTAAGAACACAGTTATATTCTGAATATGATGTTATGGATCAAGACGCTATTATAGCTTCTGCACTTGACATTATTGCCGATGAATCTACTCTTAAAAATGATATGGGAGAGGTACTTCAAATTAGAAGTTCAAATGAGGATATACAAAAAATACTATATAACTTATTTTATGATGTTTTAAATATAGAGTTTAATCTATGGATGTGGATTAGACAAATGTGTAAATATGGTGATTTTTTCTTAAAATTAGAAATAGCTGAGAAGTTTGGAGTATACAATGTTATNCCTTATACAGCATACCACATTGAAAGGGTAGAAGGTTTTAATCCCGAAAATCCTGCTGAAGTAAAATATAGATGGAATCCCGATGGGTTTGCTGGAAGTTCTTATGGTTATTATAATGTTCCTAATCAGGGGGATGATACTAGTAAAGGAGGCATAACATATGACAACTATGAAATGGCTCACTTTAGGATGGTAGCTGATGTAAATTACTTACCTTATGGTAGATCATATATTGAACCTGCTAGAAGATTATTTAAGCAGTATTCGTTAATGGAAGATGCAATGTTAATTCATAGAATAGCACGTGCACCCGAAAAAAGAGTATTCTATGTAAATGTTGGTTCTATACCTCCCAATGAAGTAGAAGCATTTATGCAACAAACTATTTCAAACATGAAACGTGCTCCTATGATGGATGAAAAAACAGGAGAATATAACTTAAAATACAACATGCAAAATATGTTGGAAGATTTTTATATTCCTGTTCGTGGAAATGATAGTGCAACTAAAATAGATACTACACCAGGTTTATCTTATGATGGTATTCAAGATGTAGAATATTTACGTGATAAATTATTTGCTGCCCTTAAGATACCTAAAGCATTTTTGGGGTATGATGAAAATATTGAAGGTAAAGCTACATTAGCTGCCGAAGATATTAGATTTGCTCGTACAATTGATCGTATACAACGCATTATATTATCGGAATTAAATAAAATAGCATTAGTACACTTATACACACAAGGATACACTGATGAAACATTAACTAACTTTGAATTATCAATGACAACTCCTTCTATCATATACGATCAGGAGAGAATTGAGTTAATGAAGTCTAAAGCCGAATTAGCAGGGTTAATGTTAGAACAAAATTTAGTTCCTTCAGATTGGATTTACCATAATATCTATCACTTTAGTGAAGACCAGTATGATGAATATAGAGATTTAGCACGTGAAGATGCTAAGCGTAAGTTTAGATTAAACCAAATACAAGAAGAGGGTAATGATCCTTTAGAAACAGGTCAATCATATGGTACTCCACATGATTTAGCTAGCCTGTATGGTAAAGGTAGAATGTATTCTGATCCTGGCAATGTACCTGATGGGTATGGAGATGATGATCCAAAATTAGGTAGACCACAAGATTCAACTACTACTAAAGGTAAACAAAGTAATAACTTTGGAAAAGATCCTTTAGGTACAAAACGTATGAAGGATACAGATAAGAATGATGGAAATAGTCGACCTTCTTTATCAGAATTTGAAAACCCCAAACTTACATATTTAAAAAATAAAGATATGTTTAAAAAGTTAAATAAAAAACAATTGGTATTTGAACGAGATAAAAACGACAGTACGTTATTGGATGAATCTCAACTAAAGGACTAATATTTATAATTAAATATATTTTTTGATGAAAATTAAGAATTCTAAATTTAAAAATACAGGTATCTTATTTGAATTGCTTGTAAGACAAATCACAGCCGACACCTTAAAAGGTGTTGACTCTCCCGCAATAGATTTACTAAAAAAATACTTTGTAAAAAGTGAATTAGGTAGGGAATACAAGCTATATGAATCGATACAAAAGTCTCCTGTTTTAAATGAAAACAGAGCATCTTCACTTATTGATATAGTATTAGAAAATTCTAAAAAATTTAATAGATCTTTTCTTAGAAAACAAAAGTATAATCTGATTAATGAGATACAAAATCATTATGATGTAAACCAATTTTTTAATTCTAAAATTAAAAATTATAAAGAATTAGCATCATTGTATACTTTAATTGAAGGGTATAATTCTGTATCTTCTACGGATTCCCAACAATTAATGAATAATAAAATAACTTTATTAGAACATTTAACTAAAAAGGAATTAGATATATCTAAAAAAGATGAAGTATTAAAAGAATTTGCAACATATGATGAGGATACAAGATCCCTTACATATAGAATATTATTAGAAAAATTTAATACAAAATATTCCACATTAAGTTCAGAACAAAAGCAAGTACTAAAGGAATTTATCAATTCTGTAGATTCAACCCCAAGTTTAAGAAGCTTTTACAATACTAAAATAAACGAACTGAAATCTGTTTTAAAAGCTGAGGTAGATAATATTAAAGATAAAGCTACCCAAATTAAAATAACTGAAATTGCTAAATTATTAGTAGAATTAGGTAAAACCGATAAAGTTGGTGATGATAATTTAGTTGATTTGTTACAATACTATGAACTCGTAAAAGAAATTAAAATATCGAATGGGGTACAAGTATAAAATTAAAGAACTTGAGATAGGAGATATTACCACAGATAGTGGAGTACAATCTACTGTTAGCGATATTGATCCTGAAACTGGAACTATTTCTTGGGATGTAGATTATGTACCTGCTTTTGACTCAACATTTAAAGAATTTCAAGAATTAAGACAATATTTAAATACATTAGCTAGAAAAACAAATGATACTGTAATTGATCAGCTATCGGATAATGTTAACAAATTATTTAACCAATATAGAACCCATCTTCGAAAAAACTATTCAGATGAGTATCAAAAAATGGGGATGAATGAAGAGGAAGTAGATGAAATGTCTATGAGTGGAGGTGCTGGTGCATATTTAACTCCTTATGCATTTAGAATCCCAAAAAAAAAGAAAAAAAAAATAAAAGAAAATAAACCCCAAAATCCTGGTGCAACTTTAGGACCTGGTCCTGCTGCAAGTGAAGATGGAGTAAAAGATAATGCTTATGTAAAGCAATTTAAATATCAACTAGTACCTAAAGATAAAAATGGTAACTATGTGCAGAAAGGTTCAGGACTTGAAGTAAAAAATCTTTTTTAATATTTATAATATGAAATATAAGCTTAAAATTAAAGAAGAAGAATCTGATGCACAAAAATATCAACAATCTCGCATTAATGCGTTTGATGATATTGAAGGAAGATTAGAAACATTAAAAAAATCTTTAAGATTAGCTAAAATAGATACTATAAAATATTATAGGGATAATCCTACTAAATATACTGTTGTTTATGGCACAGATTTGATTGATGATTATTTAAACGATATGGAAACTTTATTACAACAATAAAAATAAATTATGAAAGACTTATTAGATAACTTTAAAAAATCTTTAGAAACTAAAGATGAAAATATCCTTAAAGAGGATATAGGTGGTATAGTTGATTTAAAACCTATTACTAAAATTGAGACTTTAAATAGTCCTAAAGAGAATTGGGAAAATAAGTTTGAAGCATACTTAGCTGAGGCTAATAAAGAATCTTTAAACCCTATTGTTGATAATAAAGTAGAAAAAGAGATTAACACTAAAGAAGGTGAAGAAAAAATTAAAGCAGAAGAGAAAAAAACTGCTAAAGAGGTAATTAATACCCAAGATAGAAACTATGATTACTCTCCACAAGTAGATAACATTAATAACGTTAACGGTCAAGAAATGTTAAGCGGTGTATATTTAGAAGTTAAATATAACTCCGCTTTAACTATAGAAGAGGCACAAGCTATTGTTATCAAAAACTTAGCG